TGGTGATGAAACCGCAAAGGGCCCTGAATAAGTTTACTGAACGTTTTCTTTTTCATTATTGCTTGCGCTTCTTTTGAGTTATTTATAATGGGCAATATCGGATTCGAACCAATGACCGTCTGCGTGTAAAGCAGCTGCGCTACCGCTGCGCCAATCGCCCTAGGCTCCCCCGGCAAGATTCGAACTTGCGACCAATCGATTAACAGTCGATAGCTCTACCGCTGAGCTACAGAGGAATAAGAACCCGAAGGTTCAGAGCGGGTGACGAGGATCGAACTCGTGATTCCAACTTGGAAGGATGGCGTGTTACCGCTACACCACACCCGCTTATGAGACAATTATAGAGTAGTTGAGTATAATTGTCAAGCGTCTCAGGAGGGACTCGAACCCCCGACCAACTGCTTAGAAGGCAGATGCTCTATTCCGACTGAGCTACTGAGACATGAGAGTATTCTATCAGTCCTTGGGGCAGTCGTCAACCCAAGGAGCACAAAGTCGCATTTCACCACCGAGTAGTTCTTGCGCTTTGCTACCATCAGATGGTTTCTCAACCAATCTTGGTTTAGGCATTCTAACAGTTCCATCATCACCCGTCAAGCGTTCATACTCTGCGATGGCCGCGTCTACATCACGCTTTATCCTACGTTCTAACTTCGCAGGATCTTTAATAACAAACTCGTTAAGAATAGTCTGTGGGAAATATTTTCTTTGAACCTCATCCAGTAAGTCCCAAAGTCCATCTTGAGATGCTCCTGTACATTGTGAAAGTGCTGCAATAATAGATGACAACACAATTCCTATAATAGCATATTGTTTTATATCTGGTTTCTTATTACCAAATTTGAAGTTCATCTTCTAGACCTTCAAGATAAATTTTCAGAGCAGATTCTAATTCTTCTTCTGTTAATTCAGGCTCACTGTAAACATAAGTATCAAGAACTCTTTTGCATGAATTCTTTAATTGATTATCACTCGACCACGATAATACTTTATTTACAACCTTTGCTGAGATTGACATAAGAAAGGGGAGGTCTGCAGCACTCCCCTTATATATTAAACTTCTACCTTAATCAGACGGGAAGCATAATCATATGCATAGGAGGTACGAGCACCATGATGCCCCCACCCGATCCAGCTGTACGCATAGTCCATGTAGCGGTCGATTGATTTTCCTGGAGTTTTCATCTTCTCCTCAATTCGTTGCCACTGAACCTCAGTCGTTAGATAACGAAGTTGCGTTTCAAGTGTTGATGGTGACCCACCAAACTTTCTAGCAAAATCACCCAATCCATAATAACGATTGGCAGATGTCCATTGAATCAGTCCGTAACCGCGCCAGCAGTTATGATAACTGGTTCTACTACCACCTTCGCAAATGTTAGGAATAAAAGTTGATTCCTGACGAATGTTACCCATGATGGTAGCAAGGGCGTTTCTGTCTTTAATACCACGATCCTGGAAGAATGCCAGGGTAGCATTCTCATGTTCATTACACCCTTTACAAATTAGCCTTTGTTCTTTTGGCTTCTCAGGAGCAACCTCCTTGGTCGCTGTCGTTTCAAACTCCTTAATGATTGAGAATGGTGCTGGAGGAGCACTCAAAGGAGGAAAGATCGGCATCGTTGCCACGTTGGTTGTAACCGATGCCAGAAGGGGCAGGGCTACAGTAAAGAAGTTTTGCACTAGGTTAAATTGAACTCTACATCCCAATAGAGAAAGCGCACTTCCCCCATCTCTGGGGGCAATCTCCTGGGCTCTAATTTTCACATCAATGACTCATAATAAAAAACCCACTCTTTAGAAGTGGGTTTTATGCATTATAAGTGATTATTTATTATTTGTCAAGAATGTCAATCTCTTGATCTCCAAATCCAGGGGGTCTCTCCATCACCAAACACTGCAGGTAGTTGGGACCTTGAGGAAGATGAATCCACTCATGAAATTCTTCTGCGATTGCAAGAGCATCAAACTGACTCTGAACATCTCCTTCTGCAAGTTCATGAATACGATCAATACTCCACTCACGAGCATACTTGACTGGTTCAATCGTCTTTTCCATAGTAGTCTTTTCGGAAGTACCTGCTGAGGATGTTACTATTGTACCACGCTGGGCTTCCATCGTCAAGCGATTCTGTGAGTACATTGTTCGCAAATAACTGGCGCGTCTCTTCGAAGTTTGTTTTGCCGCCTGTTTTATGTACTGATAACATAGTTCGACTAAAATTTTCTCTGCCAAACTTGATAACGTCTTCTTTAAGTTCCGGACAAGACCCATAATACTTTTTCCAATCAGATTCAGATTTTACTTTTCGACTTTTACCTTTTGGTTTTCGAAATGACCAAAAGTATTTTCTTCCAATGTATTTTCTACCGTTTATCTTATTTTCAATCAGATAAACAAATCCAAAATTGTCTTCAATGTTTTCAGACTCAAAGACTTCCCCCATATAATACCACGGATTTTCGTAATTGCAACTCATTATTGAAGAACTTCTGGATAAAATTTTTCATAATACCATTTATATTCTTCAACAATCCAGTTAGCATATTTTTCTGGAAGATGCGATAACTTATCTGGCAATTTAGTTGACAATTTTGATTGTATTTGATGATCCCCATAGGGCATATACATGTTGTCATAATGAGGCTCTATTTTTTCAATATTATTAAAATCATGTTCATACCTTGGTAGTTCAAAAAAATCATAAATTATATTCATTGAGTCTTGAGGATTTAAAATTAATTGCTCATGTCTAAAAATTAAGAGTTGCTCTCTATAATTTGGAGAAACTTCAATCAATTCTTTTAAACTAACTAAAACTTCTTTTAACCACCAAGTATTTAAACAATCTTTTACTCTTTGAAGCATAAAATCTTCATTCATATCCGAGTAATAATTTTGAAAATTTATACAAAAAGTATTAGATTGAGATTTTAACATCGAATTAATGACAAATCTCAAATCTCGAATATTCAAAATCATTTGAATATTTGGAAAAACTTGAAACATAAATTGGTGTTGATATATCCAGAATCTATTCTTATCAATCAAAAAATCTGTCTTACAATTATCATTTAACCAGGATAATGCACCAGATCTACAAAAATTTAAAATAGAGTTATGAAAATTCTTATGGGGAAGTTGTGATTTTTTTAACATATCAGACCCCCAGTTACGAATTGAACCTAATAATGGAGAAAGGTCTGAGTCTGGAGCTACTGTAAATAAATCATTTTGATTCAAAATGCTCATTAACAAAGTGGATCCTGATCTTGGAAGACCAGTTAAAGGAACAATTCTTTTATCAATATCGGTATTCATTAATCATATCAATGACTTCATTCAGATATTTATGAGCAAGGCCCTTCATGTCCATGTCAGGTCTTATGTGATCCATATAAAGTTTATTCTTTAACTCTAATACGCGAGTTTTGATTTCTTCTTTAGAAATCTGATTCCTAGGCATAAAAAAAGAGGAGACTAATGCTCCTCTATGTATAAATTATTGTTTGAAATATTACAATTTGAAACCACTGAATGCATCTTTTTTCATATCTTGTTTGATTCCACCCACAACATAACTTTCTACTTCCGTTTCCTGGGGAGCCACCTGGAGACCTTTAGAAGAAATCCAGTGCTGAGTCCAAGGAAGAGGATTGTTGTTTGCTGAAATATCGTATTGTGGTTTAAGTCCTATTGCTTTGAGTCTACGATTTGCAATCCACTCTACGTACTGTTGAAGAAGTTTATCGTTAAGTCCAATCATGCTGCCATCTTTGAACAGATAATCTGCCCATCTCTTTTCTTCATTTACAGCACGATCAAACATCGCATAAACCCACTCTTCTTCCTCTTTAGCAATTTGTTTCATTTCTGGATCATCACCATCACGCCACTTGTTCAGAATATTTTGCGTGATTGCTAGGTGTTGGTTTTCGTCTCTTGCGATAAGAGAGATGATCTTAGCGGATCCTTCCATAAGCTTAAGTTCACCAAAGGCGAAACTACAAGCAAAACTAACGTAGAACCGAATACCTTCAAGAATGTTAACGTTTGCGACTGCTCTGTACAACTTTCGTTTAACATCGTTGAGTGTTTCCTTAGCGTATGAAACTCCTTCGATATTGTGCATCCAAGTATTAGATGCACCATAACCTTGGGCAGAGTTTATGAAATCATCATATGATTCCGTGACACTAGCAGATCGTTCAAGAATTCGATCATCTGTGATGATAGTATCAAAGACTTCAGATGGATCTGGGTAGATATTTTTGATAATGTATGTATATGAACGACTATGGATCATCTCCATAAATCCCCATACCTCCATGCAAGCTTCCAATTCTGGAAGCGAACAATAAGGAATGAATGCCATACCAGGCCCACGACCTTGAACAGAATCAAGCATGATTTGATACTTCAGATTGGAAGTATAAATGTGCTTTTGCTCTGGACGAAGTGTTTGATAGTCTCCACGATCTTTTTGAAGAGATACCTCTTCTGGTCTCCAGAAGTATCCTAATTGTTGAGTTGTAAGTTTTTCAAAGACTGGATATTTGTATGAATCATATCTTTGGATGCCAAGTGGTTTTCCAAAGAACATTGGTTGTTTTTTAGAATCAAAGTGATCAGTATTGAATACTGTCATTCCTTTGACTTGCATTTGTTTTTCTTGGTTAGAAGTAACTTTAAACTGCACAGGATTCACACTCTCCCTCCTCAACTTTACTTAACTCATTCATTAGATCTTCAAGATTGGGTTTCTTATCTTCAATTACCTCATCAGTTTTGATGTCGTAAGTGTTTTGGTAATAAGAAGTCTTCCACCCGTACTTGTATGTAGTCAAAAAGTCATTTGCCATGACCGAAGTAGGAACTTCATTGTCAGGATAATTCTCTGGATTGTAACTCCAGTTACCAGAAATAGCCTGATCGAAGAACTTCTGCATCATAGCGACAATTTTAATGTAACCTTCGTTACTCTTCATGTCCCACAACAATGTGTAATTATTCTTCAGCGTAGCATACTGTGGAACAATCTGCTTAAGAGGCCCTTTCTTGGACTTCTTAATGGACAGGAAGGCACGAGGGGGTTCAATTCCGTTGGTTGCATTTGACACAACGGAACTGCTCTCCGATGGCATCTGTGCGGACAGTGTGCTGTGTCTGAGACCGTGCTGCTGAATAGATACTCTAAGAGCTTCCCAGTCATGTTGGTACTTCGGGGTAACGATTTCGTCTACTTCTTTCTTGTAAGTATCAATGGGCAGTATTCCATCTGCATACTTGGTGCGACCAAAGTTTTCGCAGTGGCCTTTCTCCTTGGCGAGTTGATTTGATGCTTTGAGAAGATAATATTGGAAAGACTCTGAGAGTCCATGAACAGCATCCCATGCGCCCTGGGACTCGTAATTAAATCCCAACTTAGCAAGATAGTGTGCAAGACCGATAAAACCGATTCCAAGCGATCTACGTGCCTTTGTGGCTAACTCTGCGGATACTACTGGATACTTCTGATAATCAATCAATTCATCCAGGCCGCGAACAGAAAGATCGCAGAGTTCTTCCAGTTCTTCATCAGACTTCACTTTGCCTACATTAATTGCCGACAAAATGCACAATGCAATCTCGCCATTTTCGTCATCGATATGTTGAATCGGATATGTTGGCAGAGTAATTTCTTGACACAGATTACTCATCTCAATCTTATCCTTGAAGGATGAATGAGAATTGCAATGGTCAATATTCATAATGTAGACGCGACCCGTCTCTGCACGTTCTTTAAGGAGATCAAGAATGAGTTCTTGTGCCTTAACAGTCTTTTTCGGAATGGTCGGATCGTTTTCATATTGTACATAGAGATCATCAAACTCAGGGAGTCCAAAGCTAGAATAAAGTCTAGGTACGTTATGGGGGGAGAATAACGTGATCTCACCGTCTTGAATAAATCGTTCATAGAATAACTTGCTAATCTGAATAGAGTAATCAAGTTTACGGACACGATTATCTTCCGTACCCTTGTTATTTTTAAGAACTAAAATATCTTCTATTTCTTGGTGCCAGATTGGGAAGTGGACTGTTGCAGATCCACCTCGGATGCCATTTTGAGTGCAGCATCGGACAGTTGCCTCAAACTTTTTGAGAAAAGGTACAACACCTGTGTGTTGAACTTCACCACCTCGGATCTTAGAGTTGATGCCCCGGATTCGACCTGCGTTGATACCAATTCCTGCTCTTTGAGCAACATAGCGACCAATTGCCATATCAGAGCTGAAGATGCTATCAAGGGTGTCATCAACGTCAACAAGAACGCAACTTGCAAATTGGCGAAGTGGGGTTCTAACACCTGCCATGATTGGCGTAGGAATGTTAATTTTGTGCTTGCTGATTGCGTCATAGTACCTCTTAACGTATGACATTCTGGTTTCTTTTGGATACTCTGCAAAAATGGTCAGAGCAATCATCATGTACATAAACTGGGGAGTTTCATAGACTCCTCCGCTGCTGCGGTCTTGCACAAGGTACTTATCAACAACCTGTCGCAGACCGGCATAAGTGAACAAGAAATCACGAGAATGATCGATAAACGAATCAGCCTTAGCAATTTCTTCCTGCGAATATTTGTTGTAAATATCATGATCATAAACTTCAGCAGACACACAATCAATGATGTGTTGTTCTAAAGTAGGAAGTTCTTTCATCTTCCCATAAAGTTGTTTACGTACAGCAAACAGAAGAAGACGAGCAGCAACGTATTGATAGTTTGGATGTTCAAGGTCAATCAGATCACTTGCACTACGGATCAGAATTTCTTGAATCTCAGCTGTGGAGATTCCATTGTAAAATTGAATGCCCGATGTCATTTCCACTTGACTCGCAGAGACCCCTGCAAGACCGCTACATGCCTCTTCAACCATCAGGTGCATCTTATCTAGATCAAGAGACTCAATTGAACCATTTCTCTTGACAACTTTGGTTCCATTACTCATATTTTCTTCCAGGTGGTAAATTTAAGTTTTGCTTCTAAACCAGAATAGGTATTCGATTCTATCACAGACTGAACATCATGTCCAGCAAGAACCATATCGTTAATATCCTTTTCTGTTATGCCCAGTGGCCAGATGACAATTCTTTCTCCTGCATTAATGGTGCGGGAGATGCGGGATACAATTTCTGCATTTCGTGGTTCGTTATCGTAGATCCACACAGGATTGTTAATGCCCCACTTACTAAGATCACCGTCAGCTCCACACAGAGCAATCGAGTTTGAAATGAAAGTTGAGTCAAATGGTCCTTCGGTAACATAAACTGTTTTCTCCTTATTGAGTTCATCGAGTCCATAGATCTTTGGAGCATCATCAAAAAGCATCACGGTGATGTATTTATTTGGAGATGGACCCAACGCTCTTCCTTGGAAACCAACCAGATCTTTCTGGTAGTACAAAGGAATTATGATTCTAGGCTCTTCCAAATCTGTGTTTGCAAATGTATGCTTAAGCGAGTTAGCAAACTGCTTAAACTTTTCTGCATAATAAAACTTTTTTGGGTCAAGTTTACGCTTCTCAAGATAGGTTCTACCACGCTCCACTTCAGAACATAGAGGGAGAACAATCTTGGTTTTAAATACAGGTTTCTCAAAAACAAACTCAGGTTCATCTGTAATAAAGTTTCTTCCAGTATAGCCTTCTTTGAACTTTTCAAACGTATATTGCTTATACGTTGTAGAGTCTAACTGCTTCAGAAAATTATTGAAAGAAACATTGACTCCACAGTTATGACACTTGAAGTTTGTATTGTTCTTTACTTGATACAGATATCCTCTAGATTTACTCTTGTTCTTCTTCGAGTCTCCACAAATCGGACATCTGAAATTATAAAGATTATTTTTTACTCTTTTAAAATTTACCAGTCTTGCAGAAATCAAATTGATGTATTTAACATCAACATAATCCATAATCAAACTCTATTATTTCGCTGCTCCATTATAGGACTATGACTTCCTGGTGTCAAGATTTTTACAACGTTTGTGTTCATTAAAAATGTCAGACAGGCAATTGCTCCAATAGCCATCCAGACACGTTTCTCGATCAATGATACTCTTGACACAATGATGTCATAATCGCTGTCAACCTTATCACGGAGTTTGTCAATTTTTGCAAAGAGTATACTGTCGGTTTCCTCTTGCTTGGTGATTCGTTCTTCATGTACTGCAAGCATTCTGCCTACATTAGTATTTACTTCACTAAGTTTTTCAATAGCATTATCAATCTTGACAATGATATCTTTTAAATCTTCTAGTTTTTGTTCTAGAACTGCGACCCTAATTTCTTCGGCCATGGTGAGAATTTTTTGCTCCTATATCTCAACAAATGGCATTTTGTAGATCGCTATTATTTATCTTTTTTCCACCTTTTACGAGAACCCACACCAAGGGATGCATACTTCTTTCTTCTAACAAACTTCATGACAGGATCGAATCCTGCTACAGGACCTTTTGGATCTGAAGAACCGGTGAATCCCCCAGTGCCTGCTGCCATTTGCTCTCTGATAATTTGAATTATTCTATCCAGATTAGCCATTTTTACAAAGGTTCTGAAGTTGTGAAAGACAAGTTATATCAACAGGAACATCATGAACATAACACTTCGGAGTCTCAGGAAGTTTATTCAAAAAGATTATAAACGTCTTGATAGTTGACCAAAGATCCTTTTCAATCTTAAAGAATAGCATTGGAGTAGCAGCATCACCAAAGATATTATAAAGAATAATAAAATGATTCAGAAGCAGATGTGCTTTCAACTCACCAGAATTTTTATACTTCTTAAGTAATCTTTTGATGTACTTAAAATGCTGAAGATCCTTATCAAAATCTTCTTTGGTTACCGCTTGAGCATTTTCATAATGTTTAATCGCAAACAGAAGAAAATTCTCCTCCGTCAATTCACTAAAGATCATATATTATCAAGCAACTGTTGGATCGCCGTCGTAAATTGGAAGGTTGCCAGTTGTAATACCAGACATTGCAACAAGAGTTTCTGTCTTAACTCTCAGTGTCCCAGTGTTATCATTGTAAGTTGTAACACCTACCCAACCAGCGTGTGTTAGTTGATACTTTGTTCCTTGAGCATTAGCCAGACCTGCAGCTGCAACACCATAAACATGTGGTTCATAGTTAGTATTGATTTCACTCCAACGACTATCAAGAACAGTATACTTAGGTTGTTCACTGATTTGGAAGTCGGTGGCAGCGATTGCAACGCCACTCAATCCAGCGGTTGAGGCAATAGAGAGTTGTGTGGTGCTTGCAATACCGACGATTACAGCATTTCCAATTTCTCCTTTTGGACCAAAGCGAATTACATCTCCAGTTGCAGCTGCGCCAACTTGGCCAAAAGTGGTTCCACTACCAATTACAACGCGGGTAGAATAATTCAGCGTTACGGTTCCACCTGAACCTTTATTGTCATTATTTCCCCAGAGTGCCATGTTCTTTCCCGTAAAAAATTTTGCTAGAAATATTTATAAAAAAAGGAGACCCTACTTTTGGTCTCCCTTTCAATTAAATTGAAGGTTTATCAAGGAGTAATATCCTTAGCACCTTTTGCTTTTAATTGACCTTGAACCTGTAAAAGAATTAACGAAAGAAGTCCGTTTGCTTTTACCTTTGGGTTTGCTCCCAGTGCTTCTGAAACTGCAAACAGAACGGTTGCAATTAAAGCCTGGTTAGCAAGACACCATGCGACGAGTGCAGACATAATAATCTCCGTGTGGAATTATCCTGGACTATTTAGAAAATCAATCTCTTGGAGATGAGTGTAAGTAATCGGAGGTTTTTTTAACGTAAGCATTAGATGCTTTTTGTGCTGCTGCTTTCTGTGCGGCAGTTGCCTTTGGTTTCTTTGTTTTTCCAGTCATCAGAGCACCTTTGCCATACTTATCTTCGACAGATGCTCTTACAATGTCCAGAGCACTTTGCTTTTCAGTAAGTTGCTCACCATTCGCTTCATAGGAAGCACTGATATCTGTTACACCAGATCTTACAGCTCTCTGCTTTTGCTGGAGGAGTTGTAACATTCTCTGTTGCTGCTGCTTTTGAATTCTTTTTTCAGCAGGATCCTGAGTTTCTTCCTCAGCCAACTTCTTTGCTTGCTTCGTAGCAGTTGCATACATGACCTCTTTGCCACGCCCAGGGTATCTCTTTTCAAAGTCACCTGCACTCTTCTTCATTGACTTGACAATTTGCTCCTTCTTCTTTGTTTCTGCAGGAGTCAGAGTCTTTTCATTCAATTCAAATTCTTCATTCTTAGTTTTGTTTCTAAGATTCTCTGCAGATTTATCAATAACTTTACCCATTTTACCCATTTTATATCTGTTTAAACCTGATGCTTCACCAGTCTCTCTAGCATCATTCATAGCAGCAGTTCTCAGTTTTTTATATCTATCATACATACGTCCATGCTTTTCACGATCAATCTCTTTATAACCTTCTTCAATCTCATACTCAACTTCTTCATTATGTGCAGGAGATTGACCAATGCGATCAAATCTTTCTTTCTCTTTTTGTCTGGTGATTGCACTTACGATGTTAGAAGACTTCTTTTGTGCAACTTCTTTTTTCTTTCCAGTAGAAGATACTGCAGTACGAGCAAGATTTCCTGCACGACGATACATTGCAGACTCTTTTTCTCTACCAATTGGTTTGTAACCTTCTTCAATCTCAACCATTTCAATCAGTTGGCCACCAAGTTCCTCAACTGCTTCTTTGAGTTCGGGATTAATAATAATCTTGTTCTCTACTTTTTTTTCCTTAATCTTTTTATCTCCCTCAACCTCATCCATTACTTCTACAAGATCTTGTCTCCAGTTTGAGAAAGATTCTTTTCTAGTAGCGATTGCTTTTCCAATTGCCTTACGGCGCTTATGAAGATACTTATCCGACTTATCAGTATCACCATCATTATCAATATCTGAATCTTCTTTACCTACAGGATCAAGTGCTTCATTAGCCATACCAGGAATATGCTTTCCTTTGGTTTTTTTATTGATGTAAGAAATTTGATCTTTTTGGAACTTTCCGTATTCTTTACCCTTATATGCGGGTAACTTTTTAGTTAAGGTATCACCTGCTCTTCTTTCTGCAGAGGCAGCCTTTCTCATCTCAGTATCTTGACCTCTTACCGCTTCATCAACAGCGATTTTCTCCAGGTATACCTTGGAGATATCATTTAAAATGTTTTCAGACATCTTTATACAGATTATTTTTTCCTGTATTTATTTATGAAATTCTTAATATCTGTTGTACCCGTCATTCTCATTGTATATTTTCGAATTGCATCGGTTCCAATTTCCCTTTGTTTTGCAGGAACTCCAGAAGGACCAGAATAATTTACAACTGTTTCCATGACATCACGAATCCACGACTTAAACATGTACTGTTCTTTCGTTACACAAATCAGGTAATTAGTTCCCCTACGAATAATTCTACCAACAAGACCTGTGTTTAAATTTTCAATCAAATCTCCAACTTGATAAATTGCTCCACTAATATAATTTTCGCGGAGATTTTTCCAATCGAATTTAGGAGCAATCTCCCACAGATTATAAGATTCCTTTGCAGACACTTTCATTGATTTCTTGAGGGCATTAAAAAGATTTTTGGTCTCTTCTGGACTCAATGACTTAGGAATTCCTGACTTAAATGTATCAAAATCATCATCTGCTGCTGCTTTTCTCATCTTAGATGCAGACATTCCTTCCACACCTTCTGCATCAGCATCTCTTTCTCCTGCTGATACAACATTAATCATATCAAATGTATAAAGATCTCCATTATACTTATTAGCTAAGTTCTTAAATTCTCCAAGACGATCTGCACCAACGACGATTGTTACATCAGTAAATCCCTCGTCATCAGCAGTCTTTAATACATCAAAGATAGACTTCATATTATCATCATCAATAATGCTCTCCTCATACTTGGGGAACATTTTTTTCATATATTCAATCTTTGTTGAAGGATCTAATGGATTCTTCTTAGGATCTTGTGATCTTGAAGGATAAATTCTTAACTCAGAACCAGAAGAAATGCTCGATGCAGAATCTAAAAGTTTTTTATGTCCAGTTGTTGGTGGATTAAAACGACCAAACACAACGGTTACACCTTTGCCTTCTTCATCACCACGAAGAACTTCTGCCTGCTTTCTTTCTGGTTGCTGTTCTTGTGGTTTTGTTGCTGCTTGAGTTGCTGCAACTTGTTGATTTGCTTTAGTTCTTTGCTGAGGAAGATCTCTTTCCCCAGTTCTCTGCCCCTGATTATAAAACTTTAGTTCTCCCTTTTCTGTTTTTGCAACAAATTCTCCTTGGGGATTATACCACCCACCATGGCCATCGCCCTTAAGACCCAAACGCTTTGCCTGCATTGACGCTTGGGAATCTTTTGCTTCGTTCAGAAAATTGAAAAACTGTTTCATATTTATCTTAATATACTCTTATTTATTCAAAACTCTACAGTTAGAGCATTTTTAGGTGGTTTTTTTGCTGTTACGATTCTTCTTCCAGAATCCCCTCTACTTGGAGATCTCCCAAGAATTAATGGAAGACCTTTAGAATCTTTCTTTTTTGGTTCAAAAGGTTGGTCTTCTCTTCTTTTTCTAAGTCTTAAATATAAGTCGTTATCTTTAGCATATTTCTTTGCTTCGTAAAAATTACCATTAACTTTCAACGTACCACCAGAAAATGAAGATGTAACATCCATGGGTCCAATGTACATATAATGAATTGGTCCACCCATTTTTTTATTACCAACCACAATTGTTTCTTTTAAAGAATCACTTACCTTTCCATACATATCGGGAAGTCCAGACATTCCTGCCTTGAATCCTTTTTTCTTATATTCTGCTAATGCTGCTTCCAAAAACAATTTAGTTAAACCTGGAACAGCAAGTTCTAATCCAGCTAATCCTCCACCCGCAATACTGGGAGCACTCTCACCTTTATTTGAAACATTAATTTTTTTTGTTGTAGTTGTAATAATTACATCGGTATATGGTTCAGTTCCAGCAGATGATCTTCCTTCAAATTTTTCTGCTGAGATTACATTAGTTATTCTCACTCCATTTGCACCAACAAGGGTAAATGGTTTCGCTCCATTTTTTCCATATCCACTATTAATAGCATCAACCAATCCTCTTTCTTGACGCTCAGCGAGTAACCCTGCCATCCTTTCAAACTTATTATTCTTCTTTAATATTTAGTGGAGATAAGGAGACTCGAACTCCTGACATCCTGCTTGCAAAGCAGGCGCTCTACCAACTGAGCTATATCCCCAAAAACCCCGAAGGGTAATTTATTTATAGATCTCCTTTGACTCTATTTTCTGAGCGATAAACATCGAAGGTTCCTTCAGGATAACGAGCACTCAGTTTATCAAAGTTCATTTGAAGAACTTCTTCAAAGTTAGTATCAAGAGCCATACATGCTTGTGCAAGATACCAACAGATATCGCCAAGTTCACGCTTCAGATGAAAAACATTTTCTTCGTTATAAGGTTTGCCTTGAAGGAAAATCTTTTTGACAACTTCAGTAAACTCACCGGCTTCAGCAGTCATACCCAGAGCAGCAGTCAGAAGACGAGGAACATCAGTATTTGTTTCGACTTCCAGTTGAGATAGACGTGAAATTAGATCTGCATAATTGCTGCTTGCAGGACTCGTTGTTTGACGAACGAATTCAATATATTTGTTAGTGTCAATAACTTGTGTCATCAGAATTTAAATCCTTCAAATGATTTTTTTGGTTTCTTTTCTTCATAATCATACTCCTCTTCTTGTCGATTGTCAAGGATATCGTCCTGTGCAGATTGTTCACAATCATAAAGACGCATCTTAGCACGATCAATACCAACCACAAAACGTTTATGGATCGTAGGATCGTTATAACGATTCTTCAATTGTTTTACAAGAATCTGTCCAAGTCCTTCAAGGTCTTCTGTGCTAATAAGAGCAAACATAAGATCGGCAGTAGCAGGAAGGCCAAAGGATTCAGAAGTATCAGTAAGTTCAACATCAGAGCTACCATAACCTGAACGAGTAGTCTGGGTTGCGGAGACGATTGGAACGTTGAATTCAACTGCGAGTCCTCTAAGTTCTTCAGCAATGGCTTTGATATACGAATAAGAGTTAACAGAAAGATTTCCCCGATACCTAGAGGAAGCACAGATGTTAAGGTAATCAATAAAAATAATATCAGGTCTAAATGACTTCTTAAGTGCAAGTTCATTAAGAAGTGATTTAAAGTGACCACTGTGCGCGGATGCAGTTGGGTACTCTTTAATTATAAGAGTGCCTTGAGTCTTCTTTGCAAGGTTTGTTACTTTGTTTTCGAAGATTTGTTTTGGTAGTTCTGAGATCTCTTGGATCGGGACATTAAGGAGATTTGCATCAATTCGCTCTGCAATTCGCTCCTCAGCCATCTCAAGAGTGATGTAGAGAACGTTTTTTCCTTGCAATAAGACGGAAGCAGCCACATGGCACATGAATAAAGATTTTCCGACACCCGTACCAGCAAGAGCGATGTTGAGAGTCTTATTAGGGAGACCACCTTTTGTGATCTTGTTAAAGTACTCAAGGTCGAACTCAGTTTTTTCTTCCTTCTTGTGATATGACTCGTAACGTTGCTCATAGTCCTCTAAGTAATCGTGTCCAACATGAGTGTCAAAAGAAACTGCAAGAGCATCTGACAGAATACTAGGGATACTGTCACGATTCTTCTTTTCATCTTTACCATCTGCAATATGAATTGACTCCATTAGAGCCAAATAAATTGCTCGATCACGGCACCACTTTTCTGTAGTATCGACAATCCAATTAAATTCCACAACAACATCTTCAAGATTGTCAATCAAGTGAACAATCTCTTTGAATGATGCATCAGTGATATCTTTACGATTTTCTACTTCGATGCAAAGAATCTCCTTTGTTGCAAGTTTATTATATTCTTGCACAAAAGAAACAATCTCCTCAAAAACAATCTTTTGATTTGTATCTTCAAAGTAATCTGGTTTGATAAACGGTAAAACTTTTCTTAAGTATTCTTCATTGTGTAAAAGGTTTCTAAGAATTAGAAACTCAACTTTCTCCATAACTAAATTCCTTTCTTGCGATTTCGTCCAACTTTTGCATTACTTCTTCAGTAAAATATTCTTCAGGATTTGCAAGAATTTGTTTTGCATAGATCTTCTTACCATCCATCTCATAGCGTCCCGCTACATTCTTCCAGAGTCCACCAATCTCACCAAGTTCCAGAAGACCATAGTAACGATCAAGGCCGCGCTCATCATAATACAGACGGACTTCAACATCTTTATTTTCCTTACTCAAACGCGACTTAGCAGTCTTAGCTTTGATAATATTGCCGACCACTTCCGTTCCGTCTTTCTCTTTCTTTTTGCTGAGATAGATGATCGTAGACGCTGCGTACTTGAGTCCAGAACCTCCTCCCATCTCTTTAGTTGGAACGTAAGCTCCGATGACATCGTATGTATGATTTGTGACAATGAGCGGGACATTTGCTTGACCTAATTTGAGTGTGAGCATTCGGAATGCACCTTTGACCAGTTGTGATTTAGTCATATCACGAACTTGTTTTTCGTTCAGTGCATCAGTGATCTCTTTATCTGTAGAGAGCATACCCAAAGAGTCTAACACAAAAATACAAGGTTTGCGTTCTTCTACAGGTTTCTTTAAGTACATGTCCACTGCTTTGAGTGCCTTACTACGGAACTCTTCAATGGTTACAACGTTTACAACTACAGTACGACTAGTATCAACACCACGAGACTCTAGTAAGGACTTAGTGATAGCGGCTTCAGTATCAAAATAGAGGCAATAACCATCGGGATTATTATCGAGAAAATTCTTAACAACGGCGAGACTGAAGAAAGTTTTTCCAGTAGAAGACTCTCCAGCAATAGCAGTAATTTTATTCCCAGATACACCACCAAATATGCTACCTGAAACCAGTGCGTTAAAAATATACGAACCTGTGTCAACATAAGTTTCCGTCTCGTCGATGTCGGAAGCGAGTTTGGTATAATCATCACCAATTTCTTTTACAATATCTTTTAAAAAGTCCATTAAGCAACCATCCCGTAGTCTTCGCGTAAGATTTTTTTGTAAGGTAAACCTTGTTCTCTAAGTTCTTTTACTAGTTTAAGTTTTTGAAACAGTGCAGTGTCTCCACCCAAAGCCATAGCATTAATAATTGTATTCAGTTCTTCGTCAGAAATAGGCAAATCCATTAGTTAAAAAATGATTCAAGGTTTACAGTTTTTTCTACACTCCAACCAATTGCATCAAGGATTGATTTGAGTGGTTCAAGAAATGCTTTCTCAAATTGTAGGTCATGATCTACATATTTGTCAAGGTTAAGTTCCCTAGGGAAATCTTGAATGAAAGAAATAATATTTTCTTGTATTGTATTTGGTTTTTTCAAGTATACAAACTTTATTTTTTCACCATTACCAATCAAAGAATACTTATTTGTCAGTTTCTTTTGCTTGATATAATGGTTAAACAATAAAGCTCCCCTTACATGAATTGGAGTTCCTTTACTGTAGATTTCAGAAGCAGAGCGATACTTTTGAACATCAGATGCAGTTCTTGGAAATGCAATCTGTTCTGGAGGCAAAGATCTAAACTGCTCACGAGACTTATCAATGAAGTTAATTACATCATCCTCACTGCCAGTCATCATGATCTTGAGTGCATCTTTAATCATTTTTCTGCAAGGTGCAGGTGTAGATGATTTAACTGCTTCAATTCCCATAATTTTCAGTTTAGGTTCTGAGTAAGCAACACCCTCACTGTTCCACACATTTAAAATGTACCTCTTCTTAGCAGTCCAGATGCCACGATCAGCGATGTTCTCTCGCTTCATCTGCATTTTCTGGTCATAAGCATTTACATAGTCAGCCAATTCTTGGTAAGAACCTTCAATATACTTTTCAAGTTCCATTTCACAGACCTTATCAAGGAAAGCGACAATGCTCTCAGTAGTTTTCTCTCGTCCCGAGAATACACGTTCAACCAAAGGACCCATATTAAGGTATATAGAATCAGTATCTGAAGCAATAACGTAATCAACATCATTTGTCTTAAGAATTTTATTGAGATATGAGTTCATCTTTCCTTCAATCCAGCGAATACTGACTTGCCCAGAAAGAGTAATTGCCTCTGCGTTGGCTAATTTATAATAGCGGAAATACTGATTACCGATGGCACCATAAGCAGAGTTAAGAGAAATCTTTTTTGCCATCTGGATGTTGTTACATCTTGCAATCTCCTTTTCAAGTTCTTTCGTCGGATTCTTTTCATATGCTTTCTTAGCTTCGATCATCTTCTTTTTAAAGATTACACGGTCTCCATACATTTTTTCCATGAGTTCTGGAAGGAACCCACGAACATCTTTACGGAACATTGCACCATTGGCACAAACTGCATAATCTTTGTACATCTCAAAGTTAATCTCTTGATTTAAGACCCTCTCAACATTTGCAGTGGGATGTCTCTCTTCCAGAAGGGTTTCTGGGGAGATGTTGTATTGCATGATGAGATGAGGGTAAAGGCTATTAAGGTCAAAGTTAACCACCCAATCATATACCCCAGGATTCGGTTCCTTAACATATGCTCCCGCATACTTAGTGTCCTTTGCTGTACGTTCTTTAGGAGGAATAACAATATCCCTCTTCTTTAGATAGTTATAAATGATGTTATCCCACATGCGAACTTGGTAAAAAACGTCACCAAAGTTAACCTTAGCATCGAAAGCCATGGTCAATGCAAGTTCAATCAGTTTCATCTTGTCTTCCAGACGATCAACAAGTTCCACGTCAACGATGTTATACTCTACAAACTTTTGCCAACCCTTAGAATAAAAATCTTTGAAGGTATCAAACTCAGAGTGGTCCAGTTTTTTCTGGCCAAGTTCTACTTCAGCAATGTGATCAAGACGATATGATTCTTGTGCTTTATAAGTGAACTTCTTATAAAGGTCAAGATAATCAAGTTGAGTAATACCACCAACATCAAAATAAACTTGCTTTCTACCGCTTACATAGATCTCATTCTCCGTGTTTAACCCCCATGGAGAAAGTCGCTTCATTTGCTTTTCGCCAAGAACACGACTCAATCGACGACAGATATATGGAACGTCATACAGTTGAACGTTCCAACCAGTAATTACATCTGGTGGATTTTTATCCCACCATTCAATAAACTTTTGAAGCAAACCATACTCACTCTCACAAAGAATGTATGTGACATTACTCTGTTTATTTGTAAATGGTTTGACGCCCCAGGTAATAATATTTTTAGTATTATAGTCCTGAATAGAAATAAGAAGAATTTCTTCAGAAGCAGATTCTACATCGGGGAACCCATTCTCTGATGCAACCTCAATATCCAAAGTATAAAGTCTGATCTTAGAAATATCAAACTTAATTTCATCCTCTGGATATTTTTCTGAGATGTATTGAGACACGTATCTATCGTTTCCAAAAATACGAAACCCATCTACACCTTCGTATTTCTTATAAAACTCTCTGCAATCTCGCACAAAGCCTGGTTGAATTGGTTCAACGCTTTCGCCTTCCAGAGTTTTATACTTCGATTCTTTTTTTGTAGGAACAAAGAGAGTAGGAGTATACTCTTCTTTAAACATTACATGGTCACCATTTTCATAAGCACGAACAAGGAACTGATTACCGATTAATTGTACGTTGGTATAAAATCTCATTTAATCAGTTGTTCGTATTTTTCAACAGTGGTGGGCTTGGGATCAGTAATTGTAAGAATTTTGTCAGAGTGAATCATAAACACATTTTGATTAGTATAGTCTACTAACCATGGTTCCAAGTTATCTCCATTTAAAACAAATGGATTTGTCAATTTGCAATCTGGTTCTCCCATTTCAGAACCGACTTCTTCAATTTTTGAAACGAGAATTTGACCCGTCAAAAGAACTAAAAGTTTAATCATAGTATTTCTCCAATGTACCCATTCTACCAATAAAAAAGAGGGGAGTCAACTGGATTGTGCCAGTTTCCCCTCTGCGCCGACGATATTCTTAATTATTTAGTCTCCAGCAGCACTTGAAGAAGAACGCTTTGCACATGCTTTTCCACCTGGAGCCATAGCATACTTAATAGTTTTATAGCATTTTTCTTTTGTCTTCTGTGGAGGATTCCCAAAGTCACCCACCTTTTCCATGAACTGCTGGAAGGTTAGCATTTTTTATTTTTATTTATAGATAATCTTTTCTGGCATGATGATCTGGAACAATCTTTCTCAATTCAACTCGAAGAAGTCCATCTTCAAAGATAACTTCTTTGACTTCTGTATCATCTGCAATAGTCCATGCTCTCTGGAAAGATCGTTGAGCCACTCCTCTATGGATGTAGTTGGAATCAGATTCTTTATCCTCCTTTTGTCCTTCGATAAAAAGTTTTCCATACTCGGTGAACACACGGATTTCTTCCTTTTTAAATCCTGCAAGTGCGAGTTCTAAACGAGACTCAGTATTACTTAGTTGAACAAGATTATATGGAGGATAATTTGATGTAGTTTCATGAAGATTGAATAATCGATCAAGATATTCGTCCATTCCGATACTATTGCGGGTGATTCTATCCATCAAAGCAGGAAGATCCGCAGCGGTATATCGCATGAGATTAGTCATTATGGTAGCTCCTTTAAAAGCGAGTTTGTGTTTTGTGGATCCTTACGGCATCCATTACTAATTATAAAAGATACGAAAAAAAGAGGAAGGGTAAAAACCGATCCTCTTTTTAGGGTGTTCCGACTTTCGTAGAGACCGCACGAAAGGCCTCAGTTTTATTTATTCTGCATCAACAGGTTTTGTTTTTTTGCCAATATTATATTTTTGCTCAAGAACCCAATCATTCTTGTCTCGGTGAGCGATTACTTTAATCTGATTCAAAGGTGCAATGTCCTGAACCAGGTCTTCATTAACAATCGTGACTAATCCCCAGTCAGCAAGTAAACGAACGATTCGATTACGACGCTGAACATCGTTGACTGTCAGGTTTGCGTACTTACCATCAAGTGCAAATAGTTCTTTAAAATGAACAATATAATACTTACCTTGCTTATGAAGGATGTGACAACTCTGATATAGTTTCTTTTCTTTTCTCGATGCAACTCCGATACGAGTCAAAGTCTCACGAACTTTTAAAAAATCGTCAGGCTCATTCAAAAGGACTTCTACCATCATGTTAGGAGCCCAATTTACTTGAGGTTCAATTGTTTGGTTTGCCATTGTTTCCACCAGTTTCAAGTTTTTGTTTTATGAAGTCGATTTGTTCTTTGGATAAAATCTTCAAAGCCTGAAATGCTTTCTCATTACTATAACCATAGTATGATTTAATACATTCTAAATCTTTGATATTATCTTTTCGGAGCCAAGGAGAGAATCTCTTTTTTTTCCTTAGACTATTTAGATAAAACGAATATTGCATATCTTTACCAAGATGATGATTCATATTCATCTCGTTTGCAAACAACACACAGTCAATGTGCCCAGAAAGACAGCGATTAATAATATAGGGTGGATAGGACTTTATATCCTCGGATAAATCTTCCTTTGTATGATTGATTGAATTAAGCCAGTCTTTGAGTTCCATTATTTAAATACCGCAGTGACACTAACAACTTTTGCTCCAGGATTACGTGCAAGTGCAACTTCTTTTGCATCTTGATAATCTCTTGCAATGACTTCTTCTTTAAAAACAGTTCCTGCTTTGTAGAGAGTTACTTCAACTTTCATCGGATAATTTGAATTTCGTCATCATCAGTCCAGAGTTCAACCTTAGTTCTGAATCTATTTTCCTCTTTTAATTTTTCATATCTCTTTGCTGCTTTTTTCTTCCACCAGGAAATAATATTTTCAAGATAAAACTTATCCCAATTAGGACCACGAAGAAGTTCTTTCTGTTCACCAAGAATTACTTCACGAACATTTGCATAACCATAGTCGGAAATGTAAAATCTTTTCTTTTGAGTTAAAGCAAATGCTGCATCAATCACAGAATTAAACTCCTCAAGTTTTTGTTTATCCTGAAGAGAGTTCTTGATAATAGAAATCATCTTTGTCTGACGTTTCATCTTTTTAGATGAAGCTTTATTATCAGTCAAAGGAGTGTTGTTATTCAGAAGAGTAAATCGATCATGCAACTTGTGAAATATCTCATCATGAAGCAGTGGAAGAAACTTACTTTCAGTAAGACCTTTGTATCTCATAAAAGGTTTCAAACCATCGTACTGAGATGCATCTGTCGTTGATCCATACAATGATGTTGTCTCAAACAAAGCAATATCCTTTTCAAATACTTCGTTGAGGGATTCTCTTGCAAAGTGTGAACAGCAAAGAAGTGCCAGCAATTTCCCGCCAAGATAGTTATATCCAAATGGTTGTGATGGAACAATTACAAATCCCATGGCTGCATGTCGGTTGAAAATAGACAGATCTGGAGACTGTCCCAACCATTCGTTTCTTGGTTTGGAGTTAATTGTAGGTGAACCAAAACGAATAAATCCAAGAACCTTTTTAGTATTCTTTTCAAATACCATCCAGCGCAATTCCCTTCCAGGAATATTTGATTCATTATTATGAGAAGAAACTGCTCTCAAAAGATTGACATAATGTTCTTGAGGAACAGCATTCTGAAATCTAGTTCCCACAAACTTAATATCAAAGTCCATATCTTCGGGATGAATATCTTCATTGAAGAATTCATCATGCAACGATACAAGAGAACTTGTAGATGCAATTACTTCTTTTTTTACAAACCTCAAATAGTCCTCAATGTTAGACATATGAGAAAAATATTCAATAAATTCATTCGCAGCCCAAACTGCATCACTTTCACTAATAATCATTTTCAATCATTGGAATACTTATACTTAATCGGTCAGTTAATGGTTCAAAAAGATGAAATTGAAAAGAAGGAATGAAAATTGTATTTCCTGGTTCAAGGATATGTTGCTCTTTAATAGTTACATTTGCATTAGGAAATACTCCAGCACAATCGGAATACTCATTATAAATGGTAACTTTTGATTTGCCAATACACTGAACTATCAGATTATTTGGTTCATCCGCATGAATTGAAAAAGATTTACTACCACTCTTTCCCATATAAATGTGAGATTGAGCTTGAACATTATTATCCTTTTCAATTTCTTCAATTAAATTTCGAACAGCAGGAGTTACGCAACTGCCATGAACAATAAACGTATAATTTTCTTCCCACAGTTTTCTCAATATATCCATGTCATATCTTTTCTCCCAATGAGTTGAAATGATATAATTTTCCGAATCTATCCTTTCTCCAGTATTTGGATGAATTAATTCAAGAATCTTTTTATCAACATAAGTTGTTTCTATAAACCACCAAATCTCATGAAAAGTGATTATCATTTAAATTCACACTCCACCATAATTTCAGTTAGTGCTGCAAGGAGATTAATTTCTTGATCAGCAACAAATGCGATCTGATATTGATATTTAGCCACGATCAAAACAGCAGCAGGAATGCTACTAGGAACAAGAGACTCATAAAGCGCATCATAAATGCGCCGAAGCAGAACAGAAGAATCATTATCAAGATTATTGACAACCCATTTCCGAACTTCCGCAAAGTTCTTTTCCTTAAGGTTCTTAACAAGTTCATTTACAGAAACATCAGAGAATGATGCGAGAATGGCCGAATCAATTTTACCGTTAGAAGAATATCGTTGACACTCATTAAGTACACGTCTCCAGTCTGGAAAGTGTTTATTGATCAGTTCAATCAGAACTTTCTGATCGTATTCTACTCCTTCTTGTCGAAGAATATCTTGAAGACGCTTAAAAAAGTTTGCAGCAAGTTGTTGCTTTTCTTTTCCTTTGATTCCAAACTCAACAACTGCACATCGGGAGTGGAGGGGTTCAATGATTTTGTTTTTGTAGTTGCAAGTGAAGATGAATCGGCAATTACCACTAAATTCCTCAATAGACGCCCGTAGGAGGAGTTGTACATCGTTGGTTGTATTATCTGCCTCATCAATGATGATGACTTTGTGTTTAGCAGTTGACGAAAGCGATACGGTCGAAGCGAAGTTTTTTGCAGTGTTTCTAACAGTATCGAGGAATCTACCTTCGTCGGATCCATTGATGACATATACATCTACTCCTAATTCACTACAGAGTGCCTTAGCTACCGTAGTCTTACCACATCCAGCAGGACCAGCAAGAAGTAGATTGGGCACTTCACCTTTATTTAGAAAATCAGTAAAGGTTTTTTTAATATTCTCAGAAAGAATACATTCTTCAATTGTTTTGGGACGATACTTTTCAACCCAAAGGAATTCATCACGACTCATAATTTAGAAAAAGAAAATTTCAATCAGTTTAGCCAATTCAATGATAGCAAAGAAACTACGAATAGTCATCATATCCCACATTCTAACCCGAAAAAAATAAGGGAACGATAATACGTTACCAAACAACCGAAAATAAATTCCCAACTGAACACTATCGAATAAGATAACAGCATATCCAAAAATAAAGAAGGCATTTCCAATAATTCTAAGCCAACTTAATCTTGGGTATTGTGGGTGAATAAATTTATCAGTAGAAGACATTTTAAATCCAATCAGGTTTACGTTCGGGAATACGGAGATAGTTATCCTTCACCCACGGTTTAGAAGCAATATAAAGTTTATAAGCAGTGAATGTATCAATGCTATCATCAAACTTCCACTCTTCAGGCATAGCGCGAGCAAATGGGCTTACACTAGTTATCTTTCCTTTTGGGAAGAGATAATAAGCATCTACAAGAGTCTTGTAGCAAGAGTGAACTTTATTATAGCGTAAAGTATACTCATCACACAAGTTTAGTCCCCACTTGATTAACCAATAGGCATTGTGGATACTATCCATTGCCCATTTGGTACATGGGTGATTGCGAAAAGCACCCTTCTCAGTTCTGTAGGGAGTACCATCAGTCTTGGGAAGAGTGCCGTAGTTATGTCCCCACTTGTTCGATGCCACAATAGAGAGCATCTGACAGCACTCTAGGGGCATCTTGACAATATGTTTATCTGGGAGGCAGATAGCACTCTCAGCAGGGAATGGTGATGTTACGAAGATGTTCATCCAAAAGTAGAATCGGGTTCCAGAGCCACATAATAGCAAAGATCGTGGTTGGTGCTGGTGAAACGAGACAAAAGTTTAGAAGACACAACGACTTCATAAGTTCCAGGAAGAACTT